TATTGTCAGCACAGGCTCTGAGTATGTGACTGTCGGCTTTGGCACTAGCAACACATTTTTCTTCACCGCTCTGACTAAGAGCGTTACTACTGGAACTGTTACATTAACAGCTTCTGAGGCTTCATCCGTAATCCAAGAATATGTTGGAACGCTGACAGGCAATGTGACTGTTGAGTATCCCCCTGTGGTTGGATTCTACGTGGTTAGAAGCGGTGTTACGGCAGGCGGGTATAGCTTGACCTTAACTACAGGAGTTTCGGGCGGTGCTGACGTTGTAATTCCTGCTGGTCAGCAAGTATCTTTAATTTGTGATGGCACAAACTTCTACAATGCGAATACAGTACAGGCAGGGGCTTCATCATTCAGTTTACAGAATGGTTCTGCTGGAAGTCCTTCCCTATTCTTTGCTTCTGAGCCTACGACAGGCATTTACCGCTCAGGCTCTGGTGAGATTGGATTCTCTGTTTCAGGCACAGGTATTGGATACTTTGATGGTAATGGTGTGTTCTTTTTGGGCACAGGCAACTTTGAAGGCGGTATAAGCGGAGGCACCTTCTAATGACGAAGAAGGTATTTGGATTAGGCACACAACCTGGCATCCAACGTGATGGGACGATGCTAGACAAGAACTTCTACACTGAGGGTAGATGGGTTCGTTTTCAGCGTGGTCGTCCTCGTAAGATGGGTGGCTATCGTGAGATTGTGTCTAATCTAGCTGGACCTTCTAGAGGTATCTTTATCGACCCAGATGACGCATTTAACACGGTTTACAATGGTCATGCTGATGGATTGCAGTCAGTGCAAATCAGTCAAACAGGAATAGGCTCAGGCGTTCTTGATTTTACACTTTCCGACTTTACCCCTAACGCAAATAATTTGTGGCAGTTTGATGCTACGTTTGACCCTCAAGGGTCAGGTGCCCAGTTAATTGTTGCCCATCCAGGTCAGAACTTAAACAACATCAATAATGCGACGAACACCCCGATTCTTGGTGGTGCTATTAATACGACTACGATGTCTAAGCTAGGTGTTTTTACTGAGACAGGTAGCACTAATACAACGACTACTATCACATTGTCAGTGGCAAGTTTATATGTGGCGGCAGGTCAAACAGTAACTGACTCCGCAGGTGATATTCCACCCAATACGACCGTTGTATCTGTTAGTGGCACTTCTGTTGTAATTTCTAACGCAGCGACTGGCACGACAGGTAGCAATACATTTACCTTTGACAACAATGTAGAGGTATCAGGTGGTGTTGTTGTGTTGCACCCATATGTATTCGTTTACGGCAATAATGGGTTGATTAAGAACAGTGCAGAAGCAAATCCGAACGATTGGGTAGCGCCTGAAGCAAATGAGGTCAATGTAGCAGCTACAAAGATTGTTAAAGGACTTCCTGTCCGTGGTGGTTCTAACTCACCATCAGGATTATTTTGGGCGCTAGATTCGCTAATACGTGTGTCCTATGCACCCCAAACTTTTACGATAGGCTCAACTTCTAATACAACATATTGGCGGTATGACGTTATTTCTTCACAGACATCTATTCTGTCATCTCAGTGTGTAATTGAGTATGACGGTATTTATTATTGGATTGGTGTTGACCGCTTCCTACTCTACAACGGGGTAGTGAAAGAGATTCCAAACAATATGAATCAGAACTACTTCTTTGACAATTTGAATTACAGTCAAAGACAGAAGGTATATGCAACTAAGGTGCCTCGTTTTGGTGAGATTTGGTGGTTCTTCCCAAGCGGAGACTCGGAAGAGTGCAATGATGCAATTGTGTATAACGTTCGTGAGAATGCTTGGTATGACGTAGGCACAGCGTTAGGTTCTCGTCGTTCCGCAGGTTACTTCTCTCAAGTATTCCCTTACCCTGTGAATGCTTCTAACGAAGTTACAGAGGTGAATGCGATAGGCAACTTTATTATTTTAGATGCAGGCTCAGGCTATACAAACGGCACCTATGTGAATGAGCCTCTTACTGGCGGAACTGGCTCAGGCGCTACGGCTAACATTACAGTTGCTGGCGGTATTGTTACTTCTGTTCAAATATCTAGCAAAGGTAGTGGCTATGCAGTAGGTGATTTCTTATCAGCGTCACTTCCTGCTGGCACGGATTTTGAGATAAGGATTGATTCTGTCCAAAACTATGTTTCATTATTCCAACACGAAATTGGAACAGATGCGATTATTCAGAACGTGCCTTTAGCGATAGAGAGCTTCTTCGTGACTAACAACATAGGTTGGGTGACGGGCGGACCATCTCAGGTGTCTTTAGTGGCTGACAATAACTGGATTCGTCTAGAGCGTGTAGAGCCAGACTTTGTATTAAATGGTGAAATGGAGTTATACATTATTGGTCGACCTTACGCACAGTCTGAAGATAAGGTGTCTGACCCGTATACTTTTGATTCTAATACGAATAAAATTGACATGAAGGAACAGCGCAGAGAGTTGCGTTTGAAGTTTAGAAGTAATCAGCAGGGTGGAGATTATCAGGGTGGCTACATTATTCTGAACGCTGATATAGGAGACGTGCGTGGATATTAAGTATTCTATATACATCGTAACCTGTACTTTAAATGCTAAACAGTATGTTGGCATATCTAAAAATTTGCCTAAAAGATGGGCAGAACACAAAAGATGTTCTAGCAAATATCAAGCATTACATAAAGCCATAAAAAAATATGGCTTAGATAATTTTGTATTTACTCATGTTGCCGATGCTTTTAATTTAGAAAGTGCTTATTTAATTGAAATGACTTTAATTAAAGAGCATAACACTAAAGCTCCATATGGATATAACTTAACTGATGGGGGAGATGGAGTTTCAGGAAAAAATTGGACTGATGATGAAAAGGAAAGAAAAAGAAAGTCTATGACTTCGTATATGTCTTCTTTGACTAAAGAGGAGAAGTCTAAGAAATTTTCTAGCTTTCAAGGCAAACATCATTCTGAAGAAGTTAAAAAGAAAATATCTGAAGCGAACAAGTTTCCAAAGCCTCATTCATCTAGAGTTGGAAAAGAAAATCCTATGTATGGGATGAGTGGGGAAAAGAATCCTTTTTATGGTAAATCACATAGTGATGAAACTAAGGCAAAAATGAAAGCCGCATGGGTAATTAGAAAAGCAAAAGGATGGATAGACCCAAGAGTAGGTAAAAAAAGAATTAGGGAGACTGTATAATGGCTTTAGCAGTTATATACGACCCTCGCTATCACACATGGGATTCATGGGCTTCTCTTATGGTAGAGGCTTATGCAGGACAGCAACTAAGCATTCCATCAGGGGAGAGTGATTGGAAGCTATGGAGTGCTGGTTTAAAGGGTATAGATATATTTGCTAATGAGGCTATCCCAGACCCATATGGTTATGACAAGTGGTCTGACTGGGCGGAGGCTCTAGTAAACGCAGTTAACCAGAGGGTTACATAATGGTTGGATATAGCACATCAACTGGTACAGACTTAGGGATTGGCGCAACTCCTGAGCCGATGTTTGAGCAAGACCCAAATCAAGATTGGAACTTAGGCTTAGGTCAAGTTGGCAATGATGATTCTGGTCTGTTTGTCTATAAAGACCCAGTCTCTGGTTTATACATGAGAACGCCTGATAGAAGTTATGCACTTCAGCAGGCAATTGCTCCATTACAACAGACACAAAACAATCTTTCATCAACTCAGAATAACATTGTTAATTCAGGGTTGACTAACAATCTCACTAATACAGCTAATCAAAATACAACTAATACTGGTACCGTTGGAGGAACCACTAGCTCAAATATAGGGACTACAGCAACTACACAGAACGTTACTAACCCTAATCTACTAGATGCTCCTATCGTCCCTGTTGTTGGTGAATTTGCTCAAATCGGTGGCGTTAGCTCAGGATTTGATTGGAATCCATTCAAATACAATAGTATTACTGAGTTGCAAAGACCGGCTAGCGGCTCAGGCTACAATTTTGCAAACATCAATCAGCCTGCTAATTACACCTATGCTGATTACCTAAATAGCTTGACCCCATACTCAGGCGCTATAACGCCAGGTAATTTATGGACTGACGACATAGGTAGAATAACAGGCGGGGTAAGTGGCGCTCGTTCTTCTGGTGGATTTGGTAGCACTGGTGGTTTCAATGTAGTCCCAAACGACCCTCTAAGCACTTACAGAGCATTTACTTATTCCGACGCAAACACTCAGAAAGCGATTGACCGTTTAGATAAAATGTTGATTGATTCGTTGTATACAACGACTACAACTGGTGGCGGCGTTCTAGGCGGTATGCCAAACATGGGCAGTCTTTCAGATTCCGCTCGTGGAACAACCACAAGAACCTTAAACATCAACAAGATTGATAAAGACCTTCGTCCGTTCATTGAGCAGAATAGTGCGTCCATTGGTCGCACTGGCGTGTCAATGCTAGATGCTCTTAATGACAAGCAACGAGCTAATATCTTGAATAAGGTATCAGCACAAACAGGTATTCCTGTAGATGAATTGGCCAGTAAGTATTCTGCTTATCATCAAGCTAATAAATCATTCTTTGACCCTAGTGGCACTAGTTTTGCTGACTTGATGAGGTCGGGTGCGGCTGATGATGTCCGTGCAGGCATTGCGGCTTGGAGTGGCTCAAATAAACAAATTAATAAAGCGAATAAACTATTATCTCGTGAGAATCTTGCCAAGCAGTATACAACTAGAGACTTAGGTGTTACTGCTGAAGACCCTATTAAAGAGATTGTAGATTCTAGTGGCAACACTTTCTATGCTGTATACGACCCAACTACTAATTCTCAGTTTGTCTCACTTGATAGAGCGACAGCAGACACTATTGCTTCAGGCGGTGAAGGGTTAACTTATGACGATAAAACTGGCACATTCTACGGCAGAAAAGACCCAGGCGAGTTTACAGACGCTTCATTCTACTACCTGAATAAACCAGGCGAAGGCATAGGCAGAAGTAATCAGAACATCACAGCCATCAATAGAATGATGACGATAGATGATTTCTTGCCTGCTGGGGTGTCATTAAGCAATGCAACTCCTGAGCAAATAGCACAAGCAACAAGTGCGCTTGAAGGTCAGCAAGACTTAATGAAGACTTGGAGAAATCCGAATAGAGTTATTTCTGAAATAGGCAAGGTGCATGAGAACAACAAGTTTAATCTTACCGAAGAGAGTGACCCTATAAGAAAAGGTGGTCGCTCATACTTTGTGAATGATGCAACTGGCGAGGTGAACAGCGTTAAGAACAGGGAAGTGGCTGAATGGGCTGCTGATGAGACTGCTAATAACACACCTTTC